GTGTGCCACATGGTTACAAAAATGTGGATGGAAAATGCAGACGGTTATGGAAAATTAAAAATCCTGCCTACACCAATGGGGAACTTAGTGAAAACTATGTTAGAAAGCGGTGTTAAGTTAGGAGTAAGTAGTCGCGGATCCGGGAACGTTCGAGAGGACGGTTCCGGTGAAGTTTCCGATTTCGAGATTATCACAATAGATGTGGTAGCTCAACCAAGTGCTCCTGGAGCGTATCCTACACCAATATACGAACACCTTATGAATTCTCGTAATGGTTATCGTAGCTTGCGTATAGCGCAAGAGGTTAAAAACGATCCTAAGGCACAAAAATATCTCAAAGAGAGCCTATTAGCAATAATAGGCAAGCTCCGATAAACAAAGGAGAATCACATGTTGGATGCATTAAAACAACTATTTGAGAATAATGTGATTTCTGAAGAGGTAAAAGCTGATATTGAGAAGGCTTGGACTAGTCGCATTAATGAGGCTCGTGAACAAGTAACTCAAGAACTACGTGAAGAATTTGCCCAGCGCTACGAACATGACAAACAAGTTATGGTCGAAGCCATTGATCGTATGCTTGGCGACCAGCTAAGAACAGAGATCCAGCAATTTGTAGAAGATCGCAATCAATTGGCAGAAGCAAAAGCCAGAGTTGTAGTAGAAGGAAGAAAAACTGCTACTTTAATGAAGGAATTCATTACTCGTCAACTTTCTGCTGAAGTTAAAGAGTTGCACGAAGATCAAGTACAAATGGCTAGTAAATTCAAAACTCTAGAAAAGTTTGTAGTAGAAGCTCTTGCTCAAGAAATAGCAGAATTTCATTTAGACAAGCAGGACTTAGCAAAAACTAAGGTAAGACTTGTTCGTGAAGGCCGTGAAGCATTTGCAAAAATGAAAGAACAGTTTGTAAAACGTGCAGCACAATTAGTAGAATCTACAGTTGAAAAAACCCTTACAAAGGAAATTGGTCAACTTAAAGAAGACATCGAAAGTGCTCGTCGTAATGACTTCGGTCGCAAACTATTCGAAGCATTTGCTAACGAATATCAGGGCAGTTATCTTAATGAAAAATCAGAAACATCTCGTTTGCTCAAGGTCATAGACACAAAAGAATTAGAACTAGCGGCTGCTAAAAACGCTGTAGCAGAAGCACGTTTAGTCATGGAGAGCAGAGAGAAACAAATCAGGGTTCTTAAGGAAAGTCAAGAACGTCAAGTAATCTTAAGTGAATTAGTAGCACCTCTTGCTCCACAGCAAAAGAATATTATGAAAGAATTACTTGAAAGTGTACAAACCACAAAGTTACGTTCAAGTTTTGAAAAATACTTGCCTAGCGTAATTGCAGGCGACGTTCCTCAGAAGAAAAAACAGGCATTAGTTGAGGCAAAAGAAGTAACAGGCAATAAAGAAACCAACAGCGTAAGTAGCAGCAAGGAAGACAACAATATTGTAGATATTCGTCGTCTTGCTGGAATTTAAGTTAAAGACAATTAGGAGATAATATAATGTCAGAACTACTAACAAGCCGTTGGGCAGATACAAAAGAGGCTCTTTTGGAAGGCCTACAAGGCACCAAGAAATCTGTAATGGCTACTACTCTCGAGAATACACGTAAGTATCTCGCAGAAAGTGCTACAGCTGGTGCTACTTCTGCCGGCAACGTTGCAACATTAAATCGCGTGATTCTTCCAGTAATCCGTCGCGTTATGCCAACCGTTATTGCTAACGAGTTAGTTGGTGTACAGCCAATGACTGGACCAGTTGGACAAATCCATACTCTAAGAGTTCGTTATGCTGATAATTATTCAGCAAGCGCAGGAGATGGCGCTGTTCCAGGTGAAGAGGCATTAAGCCCATTTAAGATTGCTGAAGGCTATTCAGGTAAGACAGGTACAGGCGACGGTAAAGCCGCTGCTACTGCAAACCTAGAAGGCGAAGCTGGTCGTAGAATGAGCATTCAAATCCTCAAGCAAACAGTTGAAGCGAAAACTCGTAAGTTAAGCGCTCGCTGGACCTTTGAGGCTGCTCAAGATATGCAAGCTCAACACGGTATCGATGTAGAAGCAGAAATTATGGCTGCTCTAGCACAAGAAATTACTGCTGAAATCGATCGTGAAATTTTAAGCAGTCTAAGAACTTTAGCTGGTACACAAAATAATATCGCTTTTGACCAAGCTGCTGTAAGTGGTACTGCTACATTCGTCGGTGACGAGCACGCTGCTCTTGCAGTTGCTATCAACCGTGTAAGTAACAGAATTGCTCAGCGCACACGTCGTGGTGCTGGTAATTGGGCTGTTGTAAGTCCTCAAGTATTAACAATGCTTCAGAGTGCTACAACTAGTGCATTTGCTCGCACAACTGAAGGTACGTTCGAAGCACCAACAAATACTAAGTTTGCTGGTACATTAAACGGCGCAATGAAGATTTATGTAGACACCTATGCTGTAGAAACATCAGGTAGCGATAAGGTTCTTATCGGATACAAAGGAAGTACAGAAAGTGATGCAGCAGCATTTTACTGCCCATACATTCCATTGATGAGCAGTGGTGTTGTACTTGATCCAAGTAGTTTTGAGCCAGTAGTTAGCTTTATGACACGTTACGGTTATGTAGAGTTAACAAATACTGCAAGTTCTCTTGGTAACGCTCAATATTATCTTGGTACAGTAACAGTAAGCAATCCAACATTCTTCTAAAATTAGGAAGACATGTAGAGATTATTAAAGGGCACTTCGGTGCCCTTTATTATTTTTTACTAAATACATAGTCAATACGATTTATGCGGGACCCGCCGCGTAGACCTAGAACGTCAGCATAAGGAGAAACAAATGGGACGTCCATTAAGAAAAGATATAAACGGCTTAGATGTAATTAAGTCGCCAACTTCAACAAGCATTGGTGTTACAGTAAAATATTATGACCATGTCGCATCTGCATTAAGAACAGATGGAGTGCTTGTTAAACAAAGAGGTGCTAAGACTTTTATAGTAGCACGAGTAGGCGATGTTAATACTGCTATTTCAACTTCAGAAAATCTTCAGTCACTAGACAATGCAAATAAATTTACATGCAAATTAGTTGACGGCACACCAAGTGCTGAAGGTGAGATGCAATTAACAGGCTCAACAGCACCTAATGCAACTTCGAATACAAATTTAATAAATTGTGCTAAAATTACAAAAAGAATTTTTACAGATTTTAGCGGCAATAGATACAAATGGTATATACAATCAGATTCTTCATTAGATTACATAGTGTTAACAGCAGTCTAATATGTCAATAAGAGTATTAAATGTAAGTGATGGCGACTATAAGGTAAAAGTACAAAATACCGGTTCTATTACTTTACAAACAGGCGACTTTGATCCTATAACAGGAACTGTATCCAACTCCGGAAGAGTTGACATTTACGGTGACTTATGGGTTTACGGTAGTCAAACTCAAGTGGAATCAACAAATCTTTATATTAAAGATCAAATTATTACACTTGCAGACGGTAATACTAACGCTACTTTACCTGGAGGACTTGGAGGTATACTCATACAAAGAGCATCAGGAAATGCTCAAATACTGTTTAATGAATCTTTACAACATAGAAATAGTGCATTTTCACTTGTAAATGGAAGTTTCGAATTAACTCTTGGTAATGATAGAGCAGGTTTGTTTGTAAGCAGTATACAAGTAGCGCCAGACGAAGACTTATATTTGATAAATCAAGGTGACGGTGTAATTACTGTTGAAGGCACTAATAATTACGAAGAAAATATTTTAGACTATCCAATAGGACATACTCCTGGAGGACCATATTCTGCATCTATAGGTCCAATTGTTTTAGGGTCTAGTAATCGACTAAAAGATGCTTTAGTAAACACGCAGGGACTTGCAGATTATGTAACTTCTGCCCTTTATTATGCTAATTTTACGCATATTACTAATGATGACACTGAAGTTAGAGTTTATGACTCTGCGTCATTAGATCCTGCATCTATTGCAACTCCTAGTTATATTAATTTTAAAGTTGATAATACACAAAGGGCAAAGATTGATTCTAATAATTTAAGTATTCCTATTACATATTCAGGAACTGTAGGAGACCATTACTTAAGAATTTCTGGCGACGGTACAAATGCAGTGCTAAGTGTAACAGGTGGGAATAGAAATATTGAATTTGATCCGAGCGGTACAGGAAAAGTAAAAGTTTCTAGTGATTTAGAAACAACAGGTGTTGTTCAAATTGGTAATCAAGTAAGTGCTCCTTCTACAAACAGTAATTATAATGTCCTTTATAGTAAGTCTACACTCGGTATGGGTAAAACAGGATTGTATTTTTCCAACCCGACTACCGGTGATGAACTAGTAAGCAGACGTAGGGCTCTAGGATTTAGTATGATATTTTAAGGACAAGAAAATGGCAATTTCAAACGCAAAATTATTAACAGGAGGAACTACGGTATTCACTTGTCCCGGTACACCAGTTACTGATGTGCAAGAACACGCAGTCACTTGTATGATTTTTTGCAATACAGATTCGGTTGATCGTAATATAGATTTACATGTTTTAAATAGTTCTCAAACAGTGCTATCAAACCCAGAAACACAAATTATAAAATCTCTAACTATTCCAACCGGAGAAACTTTTACTTTTGACACAGAAAAGTTAGTGCTAACAACTGGCGATTTTATTGAAGCAGTACCTAGTGCAAGTAATGTTATTATGGTCACTGTAAGTTCATTTAGGGTAAGTTAATGAAGTTTCTAAAAAAGAGTCAACTTAATTTTAGAAATGTAAAAGATAAAAGTGTCAGTGTAGAAACTGATGGTCGTGTTACTATGGATGGCAAATTAAGTTTGCTAATACCCAAAGGCGGAAATAGTGATAGGCCAGGAACTCCGGTTGAAGGTATGATAAGATATAATTCTGATACAAAAGAATTTGAAGCCTATCAAGGAGACAGCGGTACTTCTAGTTCGGCATGGCGTAAAATTAAATTTAAAGAGCCTTCAACAATATCATTTCAATCCTTTGAAAACCATAGCGGAGGAGACATGTTTGGGCCTTTAAGTATAAATCCTTGCGACTTTATTAAAGAAGGAACTACAACAAATATTTCAGAAACCGAAGCGGCACAAAGATTACTTGTAATAGTAGAAAATGTTATTCAAGTCGCTAATGTAAATTATGAAATACTAAACAACCCGGTGGGGTATTCTGCCGGCGCATGGATACACTTTGGAAGCAACGTTCCTCTAACCAAAAATGTTTATGTTATTAACGGCTTTGATCGTTAATAATTCCAAAAAAGTATATGTATTTGAAATTTAATAAATACTGGTAGTAGATTTTTTTGGAAAAAACATGGCAACATTTTTTAGAACCAAACTTGTACAAGGAATCGGAACCACTCCTACTGATATTATTGCTACTAATGCAAATAATAGATTTACAATTTTGGGATGTAATTTAGCAAATATAATTGAAGATAACACCACAGTTGATATAACTGTTGTTGATGCATCTAGCACAGAAGTATATTACATTAAAGGAATTGTTATTCCTGCTAATAGTAGTTTGAAAGTTGTAACCAACGGGGAAAAATTAATATTGGCAGAAAATTGTAGTCTTAGAATTGTTACAGATGTTGCCGATAGCGTTGATGCAGTTATAAGTTATGCAGAAATAATTTAAGGATAAAGTATGTCAGGGAATTATATTTTTACATCCGACGATGCAATATTTGGAGAAAATTCTCCTAAGTTCTTTTATGGACTTAGGAGAAACGACGAAGGAGAATTGTTCTTAACAAGAAACAATCTGATTCAAGCAAGTTCAAGTATTGTTATTAATAATCCAGGCCCGCCTGATGAAGACTATGTTGAATTTGAGTATGGGTTAGATTACGTAGATAATGTAAATGAAGACCATGAAATTCTATTTGATAATTTGTTCTTCAGTCAGTATAGATGGGATACAAGATCAATATACTATTATGTTTCCGAGGACGGAAGTTTTGTAGTTAGGATTAATCAAAAATATACATACCCAGAGTAAAATAAATATAGTTTATATGTAGAAATTAGGAAGAAACAATGGCAGAGTTTAAGATCAGCAGACTGCGCTACCGATGGATTGGCAACTGGCAACAGAATTATGCCTATAGAAGAGATGACTGCATTTTTTATGCTGGTGGTGCATGGAGTTGCATTAGAGCACATCAATCTTCTACTTTTTACGCAGATCAAAATTACAAATATAATATAACCGACACTGAAGTTGCTCCTGCTTGGCAGAGAATGACTGGTGGTTTAGAATTTAAACAAGATTGGACAACTGCTACAGTTTATACAGATGGTGATGTTGTATCTCATGGAGGCAATGTTTACACTTGTAGTATAGGACACGTTTCGTCTGCTACCTTTGATTTAGATTATTCTTATTGGACATTATTTTTTGCAGGAGAAAATTGGGTCAGCACTTGGGCTTCTGGATACAGATATAAATTAGGTGACATCGTTACTTATAATGGTATCACTTATCGATGCATTAAAGAGCATACTTCTAATAGTGCAGGTATCAATGTAGGAAGTAACGACGGAATTGATGATAGCGCGAATGAAACATGGAAATTGTTGTTACTAATTTCAAATATAGAGGAACATTTTCTTCATCTACACTTTATCGAAAAAATGATGTAGTTAAGTATGGAGGATCTTTATTTGTTTGCACTGACGAACATACATCTAGTTCTACAAGTAACCTTATCAATAATACATACTTTTCTATACTATTTTATGGATTTAACTTTTATCAAAATTGGAATAATTCTACATATTATGCTATCGGTGACATAGTAAGAGTTAGCAGTAGTCTTTACATAGCAGTTAACAATAATTATAACAGTGAACCAGGTCAGACTGTATCAGCCCCTCAAGAAAACCCTAACTGGAAACACTTAGTTAGTGCAGTAAATTTTATAGGAACATTCAACCCTTCTACTTTTTATAAAAAAGGAGATTTGGTTAGACGAGGCGGCGCACTGTATGTTGCATTAACCGATCAGGTTGAAAATGATAGTACCGATGCCTTTTTAGATGAATCTAATTGGGAAGTTATAATTCCTGGATTAGAATTCAAAGGAAACTGGAAACTTGAAGTAGGCGAAGATTTTACAGTTTATAACCCTAATGATGTTGTTTACCATAAAGGCAGTGCATATAAATGTATAGTTCCTCATACTTCAACTTTAACATCTAGTCCAAGCAGTATCAATAATCTTTGGGAAATTCTAATTGAAAACGAGCCTGGCGGTCTTGATGAAATAGGTGACATGTTAACCTACGGCAAGATAATAGAAGGTGAAGATAGTAGTCGCGCTCCTAAACGTATACCAATTGGATCTAAAGATCATGTTATTACAGTTTTAGATCCTACAGAAGGAACATTTGAATGGCAAAGTTTTGGTGATTTACAACGAATTTTTCATGTTAGAACCAATGGTGTAGACGATGATGATCCTGAACGAGGAATAAATTATTTCAAACCGTTTAGAACAGTTAGATTTGCAGCAGAAAAAGCGGACGATGGGTTTGCAGGTCACACTACTATTAAAGTTTCAACAGGGTTGTATCAAGAAGTACTGCCAATTATACTACCAGAGCGTACAGCAGTAGTCGGAGAAGAACTAAGGTCTGTTATTGTAGAGGCTCGTGGACCATCGGACGATTTAGCAAATGATCCTCCTAAAACAAAAGGAGCATTAACTAGAATCGCTCTAATTTTAGATGATTTATTCACTGGGGTTTCAATAAGTCCTAGTTTAGGAAATACAGAGTCACAAAATACTAGTTACATAGCAACTGCTACAGAGGCAGACTTGGTTCAGCAAATGATCCAAGATGCTATTCAATATATCGATTATAAACTAGGGTTGGCAGGATCAAAACCTAATGTTACCGGGCATAATACTTTAACTACAAATGCAGGCCGTCTTGCAGCAGCAAATAATTTAGATGCAAATAGAGAATTTTTAAAGCAAGAAGCATTATGGTTTACAAAGTCTGATGAAGAATACACATTTAATGAAGAACTTTGCTTACGTGACTTAGAAAAATTTTTAGATGCATTTATATATGATTTAAGATACCCAGGAAATTATAAATCAGTTATGGCGGGAAGATACTATGCCAATGCTGTTGTAGGTAGTGCATTAGAAGACATGTTTTATGTTAGAGATGCTACTGGTATAAGGAACATGACCCTGAAAGGATTAGAAGGTGAATTGCTTCCTAATGTTACAGGTGAACCCTATCAAAGAGTAACAGGAGGCAATTATGTAAGTTTAGATCCAGGATGGGGACCTGATGATCAGAGAGTCTGGATTAAAACAAGAAGTTGTTATGTTCAAAACTGCACAACTTTCGGATTTGCAGCAGTGGGACAAAAGATTGACGGTAGCCTGCATAATGGTGGTAATAAATCAATAGTTAGCAATGATTTTACACAGGTTATTAGTGACGGTATAGGTGCTTGGGTGCTAAATGGCGGACGAGCAGAACTTGTTTCTGTTTTTACTTATTATGCTCAAATAGGAATGTTTGCAGAAGACGGAGGTATTATTCGTGCTACCAATGGCAATAGTTCTTACGGTAGATTTGGAGCAGTTGCCGACGGTGATGACCCAGAAGAAGTCGTGCGTTTCGGTAAAATAAACGCACGAGATCAAGATGCTCAAGTAGCAGCGGCATTTTGTGGTGAAAGTACCGACCAAGTTTTTGCACTTGAATTTAGCAATGCAGGTCAATATTATACGAATGTAAACTATGCGTTTCAAGGTTCAGGAACAGGTATTAATGTAGAACAAGAAGAATACAGAGACAATGCTATCTTTGAATGCCAAGTTACAAGCAAAGGTGCAGGATATATTATTAGAGGGTTTAATGCTCAATTTGGAGACAATTTAACAATTACACTGGGCACAAACGACGACTCTGAACAAGCAGAAATTTTAGGCACAAGAATAATAATAATTGCTGGTGACGGAACAGGTCAGTATGGGTATGTTCATGCATACAATGAAAGCACTAAGCAAGTTACTGTCTATAGGGAAAGTGATAGCACACCGGGTTGGGATCATGTAGTTCCAGGTTATCCAATTAAACCTACACTTACTGGATCAGCAAGATACAGGTTTGAACCTCGTCCAATTTTTAGTCATCCAGGATTCAATCCAACAGCATACATCTTACCAACAGATAACTTATGGGGTGCATTGTGCTATGGTGAAACAAAGGAAACTTATCTAGGAATTATTACTGACACCGGACTTGCTTTGTTTAATGTAGTAAAAGAAAATAGAACTTACACAGTGACCTTGGCGTTTGCAGGTAACGGTTACAGTGTAGGTGATGTGCTAACAATTGTAGGAAGTCAAATAGGTGCCCAAGACTTTGAGCATGATATAAAAATTACGGTAACAGGAATCGGAGCAAACGGCTTAATATCAACATTTACCTATAAAGGATTAGGTATTAGTGGAAGATTTTTACTATTTTCTTTAAATGGCGATACAATTTACACTAGCAGACAAGGAGAAACATGGACTGGAGCACTTCTTCCTATTGTTGGCGAATGGCGTTGCGTTGCAGCAGGAGCAACAAATTTTGTTGCTTTAAAATATAACAGTAATCAAGCAGTTTACTCAGAAGATGGAGTGAACTGGGACGAAAGTGAACTACCATCAACTAGTAACTGGAAATCATGTGTTTACGGAGATAGCATATTTGTAGCGATTGCTACAAATCAAGATGCAGGAGCATTTAGTGAAGACGGGGGAGAAACTTGGACATTCTCTGAATTACCGGCTATAGGCGATAGTACACAAAACGAATGGGTAGACATTACTTATGGACAGGGAAAGTTTGTAGCAATTGCTAACAGTAATAACGCTTTGGCAAAAGGAGTTTACAATTCAGGTACATCGACTATTTCATGGACCGCAGAAGTTATAGAGGTTCAAGATTCAAGTTTACAAGATTGGGTAGGAATAGCCTATGGTGCAGGTAAGTTTGTTGCACTATCAAGCACCGGATACACAACTTACAGTTTTGACAGTGTAACTTGGTATAGCACAGCACATGGTATGCCAGGCCCGGTCCCAGGAACCGAAATGACTTGGAAAAAAGTTGTTTACGGACATGGAGTGTTTTTAGCAATTTGTACAAGCCCAACTAACTCTAATACAACATTTTGTGCAACATCCGAAGATGGCGTAAATTGGGTTGAAAGAACCTTAGACTCTAACCTACAATGGGCATTTGCTGCCTTTGGATCACCTGATATAACTCCTGGAGATTCTACAATCAGTAATAATACACCTATGTTTGTAGTAGCGCCATCAAATAATAGTAATACTGTTAATCAAATAATTACAGGAGCAAGAGCACAAGGAAGGGTTATAATTGAAGGCGGCCAAGTTACGCAAATCAGATTGTGGAATCCTGGATCAGGTTACGCTAGCAATGAAGACGCAACTTGTACAATTATAGATCCTAACAATAATATAGAAGCAACTTTGAGATGTAGAGTCGGTGACGGTGTAATTCCACAACCAACATTTTATAACAGAGGAACTTACTACAAAACTAATTCTACTGTAGTAACAGTAACTGGTGATGGATTCGCTGATATTCAACCTACAGGAAAGTTTATTACTGTTGATGGGTTATCTGTAATACCAGGGCCTGGAGCACAATTCTATATAGGCGGCAAACCAAATTTCTGGACTGCGGTGAAAGTAGACTTGGATACAAGTTTAAACAGCGATGGAACTTATAAATCAACATTCCAAATTAGCCCAATACTAGACTACGATGACGAAATACAAGATGACATGGAAGTGCTAATTAAAGAGCGTTATAGTCAAGTAAGAATTACAGGACATGACTTCCTTGATGTAGGCACAGGAAACTTTGTAGAAACAAATTATCCTGTTCTTTATATTGATTACGAGTTTGACAGACAACCACAAAATGAAGTGGGACAATTAAACGGTGGTCGTGTATTCTATACCAGTACTGATCAAGATGGTAACTTTAGAGCAGGAGAATTGTTTGCAGTAGAACAAGCAACAGGAGCAGTAACACTTAGTGCTGATTTCTTTGACTTATCCGGTCTTACTGAAATTGCTCTAGGAGGCATTATAGTAGGCGGAACAGCAACAGTTATTAGAGAGTTTAGCACAGATGTTACTATGCAGGCTAATTCAAATAACATTGTTCCTACTCAAAGAGCAATTGCTGCTTATTTGAATAATAGATTGAATGTGGGCGGTGAAGATTTATTAACCGCAAGTTTTATTGCAGGTGTTGTTAAAGTAGGTCCTGCTGAAATTAGTAACACAGCCAACTTTACTAATCAAATTCCGATAGTTATGGACTTTAGTGGTGCAGATGTTCATATACAAGGATCATGGCTTGCTCAAAATATGTTCTATCGTTCTTTTAAAAGAACCTAATGTATAAATACTAAAACTTCATAAAAACCGGAGTAAAGAATGGCTGAGTTTAAACTAGGTAGGATCAAATTTGTTTGGAAAGGTGAATGGAACACCGCAACACAATACATTAAAGATGATGTAATAAAGTATGGTGGAAAAACATACATGTGTGTCTTAGGACATACATCGTCGGTAGATTTCAATACAGATCTAAACATTATTCCTACAAGATGGAATTTGATGGCAGATGGACAGCGTTGGAGAAGCGACTGGACAACTAGTACGATCTACGAAAAAGGTGATCTGGTAAAATATGGCGGCAATGTTTATCTTGCGATAACATATCATACATCTAGTTCTGTTTTGTCATCTGGGTTAGAAGCAGATAGTTCAAAATGGGAACTATTTGCTGAAGGGTTTGATTGGAAAGGTGTTTGGACAACAGCAACTCGTTACAAACTCAATGACATAGTCAAGTATGGTGGTATAAATTATATTTGTATAACTCAACATACATCTGCTTTAATGGCGAGCCAAGGACTTGAGCAAGATCAAGGCAAATGGCAAGTATTTACAGAAGGAACAGAGTATAAAGGAATATGGACAGCAACTACACGCTACAAACTAAATGATGTAGTCAAATATGGTGCTGGAACATGGATTTGTATAACTCAACATACTTCATCAGGAACATTTGCATCTGATTCCGCTAACTGGAATCAATACATTGAAGGTCTAGAATACGAATCAATCTGGAATAATAGCACAGCCTATCAACCAGGAGACATTGTAAAGTATGGTGGAAATCAATATGTTTCAAAAACACAGCATACAGGCAGCAATCCAGTTACTGGAACAAGCAATTGGGATTTATTCAGTAAAGGATTAGATTTTAAATCAGATTGGGATATTGCAACAAGTTACTTAATCAGTGAAATGGTTAAGGTAAATGGTTATAATTATGTTGCCAATATTGATAGCCCAAGTTACCAATCAACTGTAACTGCAACTAGTAGCACAACTGATACCTTCTCGACTGCATCCACAACCAATATGCAGGTTGGAATGGCAATACAGTTTACAGGAACAACATTTGGAAATGTATTCAATGGCGCAACCTATTATGTAAAAGAAATATCTGGTGCAACAACCTTTAAAATCACAAATTTCCCAGGTGGCCCTATTTTTAATCCTACTACTGGAACCGGTTCTATGACAGCAACATATGCTGTTAAACCTCCTAATACAACTTACTGGACATTATTAAGTAATGGAATTAATTGGAGAGGTTACTGGGCTGATGATACAGAATATGTGCTAGGAGATGCAGTAAGATATCTTAATAATTCTTATATTTGTAAATTAGCACACAGATCAGATGCCGACGATGGTTCCACAACCGCAGCAGCAGGCGGTGGTCAAACAAATAGCAGACCTGACCAAGATACTTCAGGAACATATTGGAGTGTTTTAAGTGTAGGATCTGAAACTGCTACACTACAAGAATTAGGTGACTTGGTTTACTATGATGGTGCTGGTCCTGCGAGATTGCCAATAGGAACAGATGGTCAAATTTTAAGAGTAAGTTCAGATCTTAAGCCAGAATGGGTAACCTATGGTGTAACTGATAGAGTGTATTGGGTAGGCAATCATGGTGAAGATATGCCATGGCCAACTAGAGGTGCAACATTTGATAAGCCATGGAAGAGCATAAGATACGCTTGCGAACAAATTGAAAGAGGTGCGAGATATCCTGAAGCAAAGCGTTTACTAGAAATGAACAGACTGTTCATTCAAAGAGAAACTACACAATGGATTAACTATCAAATTACAAACAGTTTGGCACCATTTGCTTCAAGTTTTAAATATAGGGAAGATCGTTGCGAACGAGATATCGGATGGGTTATTGACGCACTTGTATACGACTTAGGTCACGGTGGAAATGTAAGAACCCGTGGAGCAGCACTTGCTTATGTGAACGCCTTAACTGAAGATGAGCAAACTGGAACAGGTGTATACTCGAAACTCAGCGCAGAGAGTGACGAAGATATTGCAGCATATAACTACATGCTTACCTTAATAGGAAATGTTTTAAATAACCAGGCACCTGCACAAGCCTATCAAAATGTTACAGAGGATAGCACAAACATTATTCCTCAGTGGTTTGATAATGATCTAGTAGCAGAAACCGGAGCATTAGGAGAAATTACAGATCTAGTAAGCATAGTTACTACTGCTCTTTCAGATAAAAATGCTACAAATATACCAGCAAGATATGCTGCATTTAACACAATTCATGTATTAACTGGACAGTATAGAGAAGTACTACCTATTATTGTTCCAGAAAGCACAGTGGTGCTAGGAGATGAAGTTCGTTCTACAAATGCAGGTCCAGCAGGAAGTTTAGTTAATGCATCTGATGTAAAATATAGCGTTAGTAGTTTAGGAAGATTGGAGAGTATTGCTGGAGACATTGTAACTGGAACAGCAGTTACAAGAAGTCAAACCAATACAACCGATCAAGTAATTCAGATTCCTTTAGGACAAACTGCTCAACGAACACTAGTCACACGACTAGCAAGAATGATGCAGCATAGGGTTGATTTCCTTACTACACAAACTAATATGATAACTTACACCTTGCCAACAGGATACGGGTCAACTTATCTGCAAGGATATCATCATGCTAGAAAACTAGTTTTAGAAAATAAAGAATTTATTAAAGCAGAAATTACAGCATTTATTAACTTTACATTTCCTAATGTAAAATACTCTAGAACGCAATGTAAGAGAGATGTTGGCTACATTGTAGATGCATTAGTTTATGATCTTACATATGGTGGAACAACTCAAATGTTGAATGCTGCATTAGCCTACTTTGATGGTCCAGGATCTAATCTTGTAACAGACGACAGCGAAGCATCTGCTAACATTTCTGCCTATAATAGAATGAAAACTATATTGGCACAAATAGTTGTTAACACCTCTGTTACTAAAACTACAGGAAATACAGCAGTCCAATTTAGAGATACAAGTAATTTAACAAACGGAAATCTTGCTGTTACATTTATTAATAGTGCAATGGATTTAATTATTAATATGTTAGTTGGTGGAAATACTAATACTAGACCATCGATTACTGTAACAACAATTACCGGAGGAAATCTTTTCACAACAAGTGGAAGTCACGGATTAAGTTCAGGTGATGTTGTCTACGCTACATCAACTTCATTAAATGGAATTGTGTCGGGAACAAAGTACTTTGTTTTACCTATTAATTTAACAGCAACTAGTTTTCAATTAAGTTTATCATTAAATGGTCCTGCTATCACAGTAGTGAACGGAACAGGATTATCGATAGGTTTCCATACAGAAGTTAGACCCCCATTAACTAACGGTGTTACAACAACTACAGCGTTAATTAATGCATTTAATTCTTTAAGCGCAGCAGTTCCAGGAATTCAAATTGATACAATTGACTATATTAATAGTACATACGGAAATTTCACTTATAAAAGTGACTACTGTAGAAGAGATATTGGCTACTTAATTGATGCTGGATATTATGATTCTGCATTTGGATCAAATTACTGGGAAATTCAAAACGGAATATCGTACTTAAGATTACAAGCCAGTGTTGTAACTAATTTCCAATTAGATCAAGAACTGGCATCTATCGCCTATATTAAATCTCAAGTTGCTGTTTCATTAGCAGCAAGTTCTACCGCGGTTACAAGAGCAAATAACTGCTACGACGGCATTATTGATATAATTTCCAATGGGCTATCTGCGGTACCGGCTATTACGTGGACAGATCCAGGTGTAGACTCTAATAAATTATACGCTAGAGAGCAATTACAAACAAACAGAACATTTATTATAAACACAATAACCACTTGGCTTATAGTTAACTATAATACTGTATGGGCAGGATTAGGAGCAACAGGACAGGCTAAATGTCAGCGTGATATTGGCTACTCTATCGATGCATTTAGTTATGACATACAATATGGTGGAAATCTTGCTACAATTAATGTAATTAGATCCTTGTTTAATCAAGTAACGGGAGATAGTGTATATCCTGACAGTCAACAAAGAACTGCAAGTGCAGCAATGTATACTCAACTAGGATCGGTTTGCGGGCAAGTAGTTAGAGAACTGTACTCAGGGCAAGACACAAGTGGTAATGCCGCAACTGCAACAGAGCAAACAGCAATTACTACATTGGCAGGATACATTAATATTGCTATAGTAGCAAATGATCCTAATTCCTTACCAGGAGAAAGTTTACCTCTTGTAAGTTGGACTGCCGGTGATATTCAAACTGCGTTAACATTGCTAAAATTAGAAAAAGCAGAGATTACATCAGATACTTTACAATTTATAACAGATACATTTAATGATTTCAAGTATAATCAATCAAAGTGTAGTAGAGATTTGGCTATTATCTTAGATGCTGTTGCTTACGATTTTTGCTTTAACACTAATCATCAAACAATTAAGGCAGCATACTCTTATCTTAGAGCAAGTGCTTCAGAAGTCTTTACATTAAATCAAAAAACTGTAACTAGAGAAGCATTAAATTATGCACGAGACATTGCACTTAATAACTTAAATGCTAATCTTACTGCTCAAACAAGATTAACTTCTCTAATGCAAATAGTTGATGATATATTATTCGGCGCAACAACAGAAGGAATTACTTGCAGCCAAGGTGAAGCGAATACAGATTATGCTATACATCTACTAGAATTGAATAGACAATTTATTATAGATGAAATTAAAGCATATAATATTGCTAATTTTTCGTCAACTGTGACTCTAACAACCACTTCTACCTTTACTTGTGGATCAACAGCATGGATGCAAAGAAATGCTGCTGTGAAGTTTGTAGGCACACTGTTTGGAGGAGTAAGTTTAAACACAACTTATTATATTCAAAATGTAATCGACGGTACATCATTTAGCATTGCAACAACTAGAAATGCTACTAGTCCGCTAAGTATAACAGGCGGATCGGGTTCTATGGTTGTTCAATTAGATTATGACTTAGACTTCTGTTTAAGAGATGTTAACGAGTATATCAACGCACTAAAATTTGACCTACGATTCACAGGAAATTATAAGTCGTGTCTAGCAGCAAGATACTATGCTAATGCTGTAAAAGGTAGTTTAGAAGAAGATATGTACTATCTACGAAATGCTACCGGTATTAGAAATCAAACACTAGAAGGGCTAACAGGAGACTTATTAGCACCTAACCAATATGGAACAAGTAGAGTTAGTGCAGGTGCCTATTGCTCGTTAGATCCAGGTGCAGGACCGCATGACTACCATTCATGGATTATCAGTAGAAGTCCATATATTCAAAACGTGGCTACATTTGGATATGCTGCTATTGGACAAAAAGTAGACGGTGCATTACACAATGGCGGTAATGATAGTTTAACATCTAATGACTTTACCCAAATTATCAGTGACGGCATTGGTGCATGGATTACAAATAATGCTCGCGCTGAATTAGTTAGTGTATTCACATACTATTCGCACGTAGGCTATCTTGCTGAAAACGGTGGACGTATTAGAGGCACTAACGGCAATAATTCTTACGGAGACTTTGGTAGTGTTGCTGAAGGGTTTGATGCTACAGAAACACCTATTCTAGCCGAAGTAGATAATAAAGGATTTAAAGCATCAGTTGGATCAGTCTTAACAGATGGAACTAATAAGTTATGGACTATAGAATATGACAATGCAGGCCAAGACCATACATTTGCAACATGGGCATTTGGGGGCAACGGATCAGGAATAAGCGTAGAACAAGATGAATTTAGAGACAACGGTGTTTTCCAAGTCAGGTTAACAGATCTTGTGGACGATAGTACTGATGCACCAGAGGCAGCAGGAAACTTTGGTGGATTTGGTTATATTACTAACAGTAACGTAGCGCAGTCAGGAACTACTACAGGAATTAAAATTGCTGCTGTAGATGCAGAAGTTGCAGCAGCCTATGTAGGAATGCGAATTGTTCTTACATCCGGTGCAGGTGCAGGACAATATGCTCAAATTACTAGTTATAATATTGGAACTAAAGATTTAACTATTATTAAAGAGAGTGATGGATCAGCAGGGTGGGACCACTTTGTTCCTGGTACAACCATTGTAGCACCTGACGCATCGACAAGTTATACTATTGAGCCAAGATTATCATTCACTAGCCCAACTTACACATCGACTGCAACTACCTTGTCAAATGCTGCTACCTATAATGATGCTATTTGGACAGAAACTTATAGAGTTTTTTATCCTGTAACAGGCAATACAAGTGGTGGCGGTTCAGGTGCTAGATTTGTTGTTGTTAAGAAAGGTGGAAAATATAGTTCTATTACACTAATTCCTGGATATTTAGGAATTAACTATGCAAGACTAGATACTATAACATTAGTAGGCGCAGATGTTGGTGGTGTTACAGGAACACATGATATTACCTTAACAATAACAACAATTAATTCTACCAATGGAGCAATTGTTGAATTTGAATATGTTGGTATTGCACAATCTGGTAATTATATTGCTATTCCTAACACAGGACAAACACCTATAACATCTTCAGACGGTATAAACTGGACAACTCGTCCAGGAGTTTTACCAAGTAGTCTAACATGGACTGCTATGGCATCAGGTGAAGTGATTGAGACTAGTCCTACACAGGCAGGTTCATTTGTTGTAGGCAGAAGTTATAAAATTGCAGCGCTGGCTACTACACAATGGACATTAATCGGGCATCCTGCTAGCAGTAACTTGTCTGTAAAACTAGGTGATTATTTTACAGCCACTGGCGCTGGTACTGGTACTGGTACTGCGACAGCATTTGAAAGACTAACTGTAGCGATTGCCAACGGAAGTAATGCAACAGCATACAGTAAAGATGGCGGAGTAAGTTGGACAGCAGGCCAAAATCTTACTGGCGCTTCTACTGCTAATAGTGCTATTGCATATTGTAGATTAACAAGCGGTGCTACAAGATGGGTAGTAATTAAGTCAGGTGTAACTCAAACAAGTTGGAGCTCAACTGGTGGGGTAGGTGCTTGGCAGACAGGCGGCGCAATGCCTACAGCAAGCAACTGGAGCAGTCTCGCTTATGGTGCTGGAAGATTAGTTGCTATAGCAAATGGTTCAAGAGACACAGCATATAGCACAGATGGCGGGACTACATGGACTGCTGGAGGGCAAGTACCTGACGTAGGAACTAATCAATGGATAAGTGTAACTTATGGTAGAAATAAATTTATTGCTGTAACAGCAGATACAGGAGCAACAGCAGCATATAGTTTCGACGGAATTACCTGGACATCTGTAACGCTAAGTGAAAGTGCAAGTTACTCTAATGTAAGCTATGGACAAGGTGTATTTGTTGCTGTAAACGGCACTAATACAGCATCAAGTTCTGAAGATGGAATTAACTGGACTGATAGAGCTTTAACTCGTGCAAGTGGTACAGGATTTAAGAAAGCAGTCCATGGCAACCCATCAGGAACTCCAATATGGTCCATAATTCCTAGTGCCTCAACAACCGCAGCAAGTAGAGCAATTTTAGGCGCAACAACACAGGCCAGATGCTTTGTACAAGAGGAAAAAATTTATGCAGTAAGAATTATAGATCCTGGAAGTTCTTATTCAAGTCCTCCTACTATGACAATTACTGATCCAAATAACATTTATGAAGCACCTTTCCAAGTAAGAACTGCTAAAGGCGTTCTTGCACAACCTAGTTTTAGAAATAGAGGAACAGGCTATAATAATGTTATAGCAAACATTGATCAGACAGACGGATTAGCTGATAATTATCAAAGTGGAAAATTTATTTCTGTTAAACGCCTGACAGGAACACCACAATCAGGTGCTAACGTTGTATTTGCTAATTTACCTAATAGAACATATAAACTAGTGCAGGTATTAAGTTTACAAGGAACTAATGATGGAAGCATCAAGGCTTTCTTACAAGTGAGTCCAGATGTTACATTGTTTGATGCACCTAATGATGGAACTGGTGTAACAACTAGAATTCGTTATAGTCAAGTTCGTTTAACTGGCCATGACTTCTTAGATATAGGAACTGGTAATTTTGTAGAAACTAACTATCCAGGAACACCTACTCAAGTTCCTGTACAGGCCAATGAAACTGTAGATAATAATGGTGGTCGTGTATTCTATACCAGTACTGACCAAGACGGTAACTTTAGAGTTGGTGAATTGTTTACTATTGAACAAAGTACTGGTGTTGCTACATTAAATGCTGATGCATTTAATATTGCAGGACTTTCAGAATTGACACTTGGTGCTGTAACATTAGGCGGAACAAGTGCAACAATTACTGAATTTAGTACAGATCCGTTCTTTACTTCTAACAGTGATAGCGTTGTGCCAACACAAAGAGCAATAAGGGCTTACATTTCAGCACAGATCGGTGGCGGCGGTGCGTCAATTAATGTAAATAGTGTAGTGGCAGGATTTATTGAAATTTCTGGAACAACTATTACAACAACCACAGGGCAACCGATAACAATGAAAGCTAACTTTAATTTTACAGGCGGGGTCAAAGGATTGCCAATAGCCTGGAATTACTTCTTAAATTAATGGAGATTTAAATGGCAACAGGAAGATTAGGCATTCAAGATATTATAACAGCAAACACTTATTACACTCCGTATCAAGTGCCCGCTAACACATTTAGTGTAGTAACTATTAGTATCGCGAATCGCAGTTCAACAAACGTAGCAACAGTAAGACTTGCTATTACTACAACAGCAGCGCCTTCAGCGCCTACTGATGGAGAATTTTTAGAATATGATTCACAAATTCTCAGTAACGGTGTTTTAGAAAGAACTGGGCTAGTGTTAGACGCTGGAAAATATATCAGTGTTAGAGGCGCAGGCACAGGACTAGGACTTAGTGTTACCATTATGGGTATCGAAACAACAACAGCATAATAAGGATTGAATTATGGGACGCAATGTAAGTACAGGTGTAGCGGGAAGTGGTGCTGGATTAGGCTCAGTATACGCATCTGGTCAAAATACTATCACTACCGCAGTTACTAACCAAGATATTATATTTGATCCTAACGGAACAGGAACAGTGCAGTTTGTCGGAGGTCTACAATTAAGGACCAACGGTGAAATGAGAGCATATAACACTGCGAATACATTTTACACATCAGTTAAATCCTTGGCAGGTCTGAGTGCAAACACAACGTTTCAATTACCTAGTAGTAACGGATCAGTCGGTGCATTTTTGCAAACCGACGGAACCGGAGTAACAAGTTGGCAAGCCGTTCCTACGGCTGCATTAACGGTCAGTGATGCAGGATCAAATAGTAATACACATTATGTTTATTTTGGTACAAGTACACCAACTGAAGGAAGTTTGCCTACAGGCGCTCAATCAACTATGAGAGTTGACAGTGGGCTTACATTTATACCTAGTGAAAATAGAATAGTATCAAGTATAGGCCAACACCCCACAGTTACTGGCAGTAGCGGTGCTAGTGGACAACTTACTATTCAAGGAACAACAAATTCTACTAAAAACACTGCCAGTGTTCTGTTTAATGATAACGTTACAAGTTCATCCACAAGTACAGGAACAGTGGTGGTCACTGGAGGTGTAGGTATTAGTGGAGCATTAAATGTAGGCGGTTCTATAAGTTCAAATAGTTCTACTGTAGTTACACAATCTAGTCTAGGAACTTTACAACCTACCTTAGGAACTAATGCTATAATTAGAACAAATGCAAATACAATAAATGAAACAATTACTATACCAGCAGGCACAAATGGCATGAGTTCAGGACCAATAACAATTGCAAGCGGCCAAACAGTTACAGTAAACGGTGATTGGAGTGTTGTTTAATGAGCACATTAGTTGTAGATGAGATTGCCGGAAGACAAGATGGCGATCATCTAATTGCTTTTCCTAACAATAATACTCTTTATGTACCTGGGCAAGTTATTCAGTGTGTTTGGACCAAAATGGACAATCATGCTACATATAATAGTTACAATGATAACACTAGTAGAGATATAGCAGGGCTTAATACTACAATAACCTTAAAACGTGCTAATAGTTTAGTATATATGCAATGGTGGTTATTTTATGAATGCCACCATGATATTACGTTTCAGGCCAAAAGAAGTGGAACAGTAATAGGATACAATACAGAAGTAGGCAATGTTAGATGGAGTGGCATAGGCTGTGCTGAATATGAACACTCGCATGATCAAAGCAGTACACCATCTTACACTCACATGGCTTGGGTTGATACACCAGGAAGCGTTGGTCCTCATGTTTATAGTTTAGGATCAAGGAGTAGTACAGGAACAAACTATGACATACGTGTTAACAGAGCATGGGGCGCTTTTCAAGATGATCATGAAGGTGGTGTAAGTTTTTGTATGATACAGGAGATCGCTCAATGACCTTAACAGTAGGCGGTCTAGCACCTGCAACTGGTACCCAGTTACAAATAAACAATGGATTAATACAGCAAGGCACTGTTATACAGTGGGTGCAAGCAAGTACAAGTGTTAGAACTACGTATACTGCTCAGCCCAGCGGTAACGGCACTGCTATTACACAATTAAATCTTACTATAACTCCAAGAAGAGCAGATAGCGTCATATGGCTAAGATGGACAACTTTTTATGAAATGCATCATGATTGCGGGTTTGTTGTTCTAAGAGACTCAAACTTAATTGGTTATAATACATATAGAGGAAATGTTAGATGGTCTAATATTTTAACTCCACTATATGACAATGACTATAGTACAACTCCACAACAGAGCACAATAAATTGGTTTGACCCCGCAGGAAACACCACAGCCAGAACTTATAGTTTGGCTGTTAGAAGTAGTTCAACTGGGACTTTTACTTATGCTCTAAATAGATCATTAAATAGTGCAGGTACAGACGGGCAAGAAGTGGGACATAGTTGGGGATGGGCTAGGGAGATTTCAGGATGAGCGTACTCAAAGTTGATACTATAACAGGACCAGTTAGAGTAGCATATCCTAATGCTATCTATGCTCCAGGACACATCGTACAAGTTACATATTCTGTAGCCATGCAGCGTCATTATTATTCAGTTCCAAATAATGATGGCGGCATGCGAGCAGATATTTTTGCTGAAGGCATCCATGAAGGTGGTGTTATTATAAGGCCATTAGATGTTAGTATAAAGCCACGTAGTAGAGACAGTTTTATCTTTGTTGAGTTTAATGTGTTTTTTGAAGCAGGACAAGATGTAGTGTTTACAGTTTTACGAGATGGCAATATGATAGGTGCAGCACAACCAGATCATGAAATCATTGGTAGATATGGCGCAAGTAAACAACAAGGCATTGGTGTTTCTCGCTACGATAACAACTATGATAGTACGCCAAGTTACATACAGGTTCCGTGGATAGATCGCCCAGGTAAATTAGACTGGGTCACATACAGTTTTGCAGCAAAAAGTTCAGGTGGATCAAATCAAACCTTTACACTAAACACAACATTTACAAATTATCAAAACGGAGCCGACGCCTATGAAACAGGCGTTAGTTTTGGAATAGCACAAGAAATAGCCGCATAAATAATAGAAGGAATTAGAAAAACATGTCAGATACCGCTAGCCCAAGTAGAAGAATTTTACCAATAGCAGAAGCAGTGCATTTATTAGCCCCTAATGCTACATGGAGTCTCGAAGGAGATGAAATTACTAATTTGGTATGGGAATCAGATCCTAGTCTCAGACCTAGTAACCAGGCTATTTTAGCCAAAGCAGAAGAATTGCTCAATGAAGCACCGATGAGGGCGCTTCGTAGAGTAAGAGATGCTCGTTTAAGAGAAACAGATTGGGTTACTCTTAGAGCGATGAGAACTGGAGAACCTATTCCTCAAGAATGGAAAGATTATATGCAGGCCTTGGCAGACATTACTAAGAATAGCAATCCTCAGTTGGTAAGCGGAGAACTTGTGGGTGTGACATGGCCTGAAAGACCTGACGGAGAAACAGCAGGTCAGGGAAGATTTAGAGTAATTCGATGAGCACAGTTAGAGCAGATAATCTTCAGGCAGTTACAAGTGAAGTAACTTTGCCGTTAACTGAACTAAGGCAACGTGTTATAAAAGATTTTAGATCACGTTACACAGGAGGATCTTATATACCTGGGGATACATATGCCTGGGCACTAGGCATGTTCCAAGATTATGCTCCAGCATCTGCTTCTAGTAGAATTAGAACGACTATAAGTTTTAGTTATAGCCATGAAAATGGACATGCAATTAGTCACTGGATATTTTATGCCAATGGCACAGAAATTGGTCGTCATAGTATTGCAGGACAAAGTCCTGAACATAGACATGTTTATGTTTGGGATTTTGCCAGTTGGGGAACTAGCACTGCTCGTATAGGCTATCAAGTTAGACGATACGGTGGTGGCAATCAGCCTAGAATACACGCCACACATCATTGGGATGGCACTGGCAGTAATCAATCGTCCCTTGCTGTGGGTGAAATGACAATAGAGGAATATTTTGCAATACCATGAGTACACTAATAGTTGATCAATTAACTGTAGACCCAGAACAAACACAGGTTCCTCTTACCGAACTAGGCTATCGTGTTATAAGAAGTTATAGAGCCACTTATACAGGTGGGCAATGGAACCCTAATACAAGTTATCAGTGGGTGCCAGGAATGTTTTACGATTATACACCATTGCTAGGCAGCAGCAGGATAAGAACATATTGTCATCTTCCTTATGCACGAAATAGCGGTGCAGCACACGCCATAAGTCATTGGATCTTTTATGCCAATGGTGTAGAGCAAGGTCGTCACAGCATATCCGGTAACCACTTAGAGGACATGAGCACCTATACCTGGGATTTTGCCAGTTGGGGCACTAGTGTAGGCCGTATAGGATATCAAACACGATCTTATGGTGATGACAACCACGAAGTTCGTCCTTACACTACACAATATTGGGATGGTGGTGGCAGTGCTCAAAATTGTTATGGCCAACTTGTCATAGAAGAATATTTGCCAGGAGTGTAAATGGGAGCCCTTACTGTAGAAACATTAAGAGACGTTGGCGGAACAGTAACTATTCCAGTACGCGATCTTAAGCAACGAGTTATACAATACTACCAAGCAGTATATACTGGTGGAGAGTGGAATCCAGATAACACCTTTAACTGGATACCTGGAGCATTTTATGATTTTACTCCACGCAGATCGGATTCAAGAATAAAATACACAATGAGACTTCCTATAGCATGGGTTGCAGCAACCCATGCTATAAGCCATATGTATTTTTATGCTAATAATATTTTGTATTACTATTGGAGTGAAAGCGGAACACATATTGAAAATGGCAGGACTTTTGAATTTGAAGTCCCAAGTTGGGGCACTAGTCTGGGACGTATAGGTATGCAGCATAGATCTTATTCGAACGACAATCATGAAGTCAGGATGTACACAACATACTATTGGGATGGCGGCGGTCGAAGCGCTCAAAATGCAAGAGGTCATTTAATGATAGAGGAGTTGCTTTACTAATGGGTACACTAAGATTAGATGCAATTAGTAATAGACTAGGAACGATTACTATTCCTGTAGCCGAGTTGACTGCTAGAGTTATACAACGTTATGAAAATACCTATACCGGTGGAGAATGGAATCCTGATAATACTAGTACATGGGTTCCTGGGGGATTCGTAGATTTTACTCCCCGCAGTGCCCAGTCAAGAATTCATTTTTTGTGGAGAATACCACATGCTTGGTCAAATGCCTCACATGCTATAAGTCATTGGAGATTTTTTGTGAACGGCATATGCTATTACTGGCATAGTCAATCCGGCGTTCATATCGAAGATGGTAATATTATACAATGGGATGTTCCTAGTTGGGGCACTAGTTCTGGGCGTATAGGGTATCAAGTAAGATCATATGCAAATGATAACCATGAAACTAGACTATATACTACTTACCACTGGGATGGTACAGGGCGCAGTGCTCAAAATGCACGAGGACAACTTATAGTAGAAGAATATCTAGGAGTCGGCGAGCCGACAGCAGTTGGTACCGCTACAAGACAAACAATTACAGCAAGGTAAATAAAGAAACAAGGAGATAACAATGTCTAATGATGTTGATTTTGGGGAAGTGATGCATAAATTCTACGCTGGTCGTTTATACGGTGTGAGAGGACCTTTATACGATGACATCACATGGATGGAAACTACACCTAAGCCCACTAGAGAAGAACTCATTGCTAAATGGGAAACAATTAAAGATGAAATAGCATTGCGCAGAATTCACGAGAAGCGTTCAATGCCAGGAAAATATCCAAGCAGAGATGAAATGATTGTTGCATTGTGGGAAATGGTTGTAGAAAATCGTCCCGAAAAGGTTGCAGCACTTCAGGCCCGTAGAGAACAAATTAAGCAAGAATTTCCTAAGCCATAAACATGACTGGTACACTATTAGTTAATACAATTAGAAATTCTGCAAATTCTGTCAATCTTTCTACGACTTATTTTAACAGAAGACTAGTTCAAAGGACCTATAGATGGTTCAGGGGTGGCGCATGGAATCCCGGTAATAATTACTATGAAGTTCCTGGTAGTTGGTTAAACATAACACCAGTTTACAGTAATAGTTTTTTAACTTATACTTGGATGTGCCCGCTAGGACACAGAGGTGCTGCACATTCAATTACTCATTGGATTTTTATGGCCAATGGTCAAGAATATGCAAGACATAGTGTAAGTGTAGATCATCAAGAATCAGGCATAATTCGCAGATGGGAAGTTCCTAGTTGGGGTGCAGGTAAAGCATCAGGTATGGGATATATTACAAGACAATATACTGATAGTAACCATAGTGTTCATTTTAATGCGCAAAGATATCAAAATGGCGGTGATAGCACAAGGGGTGTTCCTAGTTGGGTTAGTGTAGAGGAGTATACAGCAGCATGACCGGCATTTTACAGGTAGACAGTGTTACTAACGAGGCTAACTCATTTAGTATTACAACTGATTATTTTAAAAGACGAGTAATTCAACGAACAAGTTATATACATAGAACTGGTTGGTGGAGAGCAAATAATGCCTACTATTGGGTTCCTGGTGCTTATATGGACTTTAGACCAATGAGAGGTGATACTCGTATTCGCGCAAGTTATAATATTCATACAAGACAGTATGGACCAAGTCAGCATATGATCATGCACTATATCTTTTATGTAGACGAAGTTGAATACGGACGTTTTACTAGAGGCGGACATCACGTAGAAAATACTAACACAATACAGTTTGATGTTCCAAGTTGGGATGCA